CTAATCGAGAAATAAATGCCATCCCCCCAAATACTTTCCGGGTTTCTCTCCCAGTAACACATGTCGTAAGGAACCCGTCCGTCAAACGGGTTCATGACCACACGTATTACCTTTTCCCCGCATACCGTCACACAAACTGAGATATTGGTTTTAACCTCTTCCGGGATGTCCATATAAGGTTCGAGATCCTCAATCGGGAACTCGCCCCACATCTCTAAGACTTGGAACTTTTTGACTCTTTCTCCCTGTCTTCGGCTATATCTCGTGGGATTCTCCGACTGATCAGATCCCTGTTCCACCCCAGATCCTATAAGAATCGCCTCCTCGATAGCTTCACGGTTAAACCCGTTCTGCTTACCCAGGTTTCTCAGTTCCTGCTGCGAATAATATGCTCTCTGAATCACCCACTCCGCATCCTCCATGCTGGTGGCTTCCGGAGTTGGGAACAGATCCCAGCAAGAAACAAACTCCACCATCGGGACCAGCTCCTGCTCAAGCATGTCCTCAGCTTCCACCATGACGGGGTCTTGCCGTGCCGTTTTGTAAACTGGGTAATTGTAGTTTTTGAGAACTACAGACTTGGTACACCCCGTCCCGTAAAGGCACATCTCAAGGATCGAGTCGTTGATAATGCTAACGTAATCGCTTTTATTGAGAACGTCCCTTATCTCCTTCTCCATTCGCTCAGCCCTCATCTTGACCTCTTCATACATAAGGTCAGGGGGAAGTTGAGCTAAATCCGGAGAGATGAACTTGGGTTTGAGATTCGGTGTTATCTCGAATGGGATTTCACCTGACTCAAATAGAAGGGAGGAGATCTTAACTTTTGCGCTGTTGACTCTGCGCCTAACTAAATGAATGAAAACTCCCCTGCGTTTCGCAAGGCTCATCACTCTATCGATACGCTCAGGGTGTGTTGCCCTGAACGCATCGTGAGCTTCTTTCCAGGTTATCTCCTCTTCGACACGGTATTCCTTGGCCTGATCGAAGTAGGTCTGCACCAGCTTCGCTAAATCATCAGGCTCAAACTGGACGGTTATTTCCATCCCGCCTACCATCGATTGAGGTTGCTCCTGTTCAGCCATTGCTTACATGGGGGATTCAGTAAACCGAGAGGGTTTGAAGGGGGCTACGATTCACCTTCACCCCCATCTTCCTTATGTCGCTGCGATCATACCAATATCGGTAATACTCCCAGCAGTAGTCCCTTCCATATACTCAGCAGATGTTGCAGCAGCTACAGCTAATGCAGCACCAGATGTGTTATTGTAATAGATTTCTGCAAGTGGACATTCAGCAGAAAGATCTAATTCCGGCCTTCTTGCTGTTGCCGTATTAGCTACAACTTCGCCAGCATAAAAATGAAGAGCCGTTTTAGTTGTCGCTAAATTTGTCGGGGTTCCTGATATGGTTACAATACATCTAACATGAGAACCATTAGCTACCGAAAGCCCTAAGAAGTTTTGCCTGATATAGACAGCACCATCTGTGCTGTCATCATTTTTTGTTAACGCCGGATTATTAGCATGAAGCCCAGCACTGTAATTTGTTGAATTAATTACAGTCCCAGATCCCGCTGTACCCGAAGCGGTCGCAGTCGCTATTGTCCCGGCAATCATGAAATCTGTTGCAGACCATGTAAGCTGTTCACTTCCGTTAATAGCTAAAGTGAACTTGCTCAAAGGCATAGTCCCTACAATATCTCTTTGGCCTTTATGCCAAAACGCATCGTTCAATGTAGACATGTTGTCCTTTCGTATTATGAACGGTTCAAAAAGCATGAACCGAGGGTCCACTTAGGTTTCCCGACCTATGCGTTAGTTAATTGAGCTCAGCCTTAGTTAAGACCAACTTCCACACATCGGACCCTCGTCCACAATAATACTTACTTGTATACTTGTAACACAAAAATATGTCAATATAGTGGGTTAAAATACATAACAGGGGTATATAAAAGGCAAAGAATGTATAGAAATCTTGCCTTATTGGTACTCAAAGATAGGAATTGTGCGGTCTACCTTTGCCTTTTCCTTAAGGTAGCGACCCCTCATAGACGGTGGGTAGAGCTGAGCCATCATAACTGCTATCCCAATAGCAATAACACAGTCATCGTGCCTTCCCTGCTGTGCTCCCATCTTCCCATCCGGGTGATGTGAGAAAGAATTCAGCTCATGGATGATTTCTTTACTACGGATCTCTATCTGCTCCTCGCGGATGAGCTCCCTTAAATGGTTAACCAAAAGGGGTTTCGATTTAAGAGTGGTGTTCCAACCCAGTTTCTTCTGTTTGCGGGCTGTTCGTTCATCTAGGACCCTTTCAAAGTACAGATTCGGGTACGAATGCACGTTACGTAGACAAGTCAGTGTGGTTAATCCGTGATTATTGCGCTCAACCCCGATTAAACTCTCGTTATAATACTTCCCTATCGTAGTCAGCACCCACCCTAACAAGTCTGGGTCAATCTTCCCCCTCCATAACGCACATTCCTCTAGTGTCTGAGCCTCAATCACGGATATTACCGAATAATCCGTGTCACGGTTACTAATTTCGAGCCCTTCAGAGACATCACACCCGATTCGGTACTCTCTTTCTGATACTGGGTGGGACCATATCGTTAATTCCCCTAGATCATCCGGGTCTAAACGGTATTTCATAGCACGAATCCCCAGGTTGGTCTTATATTCATTAACAGGGATTCGATATTTTTCAGGGGGTTTAGTCTCAAACAGTTCATTCGTCCTCATTAGCATCCTATTCAGGACATTTAGATCAAACACGGAACGCCCAGAAGTAATAAAGGCGGATTCTTCCGTAACAGGGTACTCCTGGTTGAACATAAGGATGTCCCCCTGGCACTGAGTATCAATACATCTACGCCTCCACTTCATATTCTCCACAGTAATTGTGAATTTATACTCCCCAGAGGTGGTCTTGTAGGTTTTTTCTGCCCCTAACAGGTCCAGCTCCTCTCTCCCCCCGTATCGGCGTTCGGTTCCTAGCGAATTTAGGAATTTATCATCACGAACTTCATCGCTTGTTAATGACGTAGAGTATTCAGGAAAGATGAACCAAGGAAAGAAGGCTGCTCTGAACCCAGACTTCCCCTCCCAAGCCCTCCAAAACTCATCATAAAAGAAATTGCCTACCCCTTTAGCCGTAGATTCAAGCCACACCTCTGTTTCAAACCCTGACAGCACACAGTTCTGCAACCCGATAGAGAACTCCTTAGCCTTCTCCCCCCAACTACTAATCTCCGAACAGTGTAAAAAGTCGATAGCGTCCCCTCGAACCTCTGCACCCCCAACCGAACTAAGACCGTACTTCGAATTGAGACCACCTCCTTCCTCTGATGCCCACATCAATTCCCGTTTTCCACTATACATAACTTCGGGCTTAATGATTTCCGGGTAGTTTTGCTCCATGATCCTGGTCATCTGAAACATAGTGTCGGACGTTGCCCTGTCATGGGTTGCTATATGGACCGTCTTGTTATACTGAGTCGCACATTTCTTAAACAATCTGGCCTGTATATACGTAGATATCCCAAAACGCCTAGCCTTAAGAACCACCATACGCACATGGTTATCCTCAATCTTCTGCACTTCAGCCATATCGTGCAGGATCTTCTGCACATTATTCAGTTTAAACGGGATTAACTGCTTGGTTCCGAACTCTACGATCTTCAAACACTCGTAAAAATAGAGCTCGTCATCTTTGATAAGACTATCGAGGTACTTCTGATAGCTTACAGGGTCCATTCAAAGTGTAGATGGTGTATATAGTGTATGTGATTTAGAAAGGAAAAAAATCAGTCACCCGGTTTGAATACCTTGGAGTCCCACATCTTCTTTTCCGTATCATACCAAACCATACGAAAATTCCAGAAATCGTAAAATGCTGCTGCCACCTTGAACTTAACGGCTGCATCATCCTCTACACGGGGTCGTTTTGCCTTACGGTCAAAACCCTTTACCTCATGTATCTCAAACTTGTCCTGGTAGGTGACTAGAAAATCGGGGTGGTAGTAACACTTCTCTTCAGAAAGCCTCAACCCAAAAGGCTCAAAATCATAACGGACTATTTCTCTATTCTCATACAAGCTATACAGGTGATTCGCATACTTCTGCTCGGTTTTGTTCATTCGTGAGTAATCTCTGTTTAATATCGGTCTCATGCTTCTCCATCTTGTTATCAATCCATCCTACTTGCTCAGGGAGAACCTCATACGTGATCTCCTTCTTCTTCGCCTCAAGCGTCTTCAACATGTCCTCAACACGTATATTCACATCCTGCTTTGATTCAACATGCCGTATCTCATTCGGCAACCCAAAAGCCGTTCTCTCACTCTTAATCAACTTCTCTAAAATATGAACCTTCTTCTCTAAAAGAACCGCTTCCTCAATAGACTTAACACTATCCAGGTCTTCCCTGTACTGCTGTAATTCTAACGCATGAGACTCTACTGCTTCAACACGTTGTGAGTTCAGTCTCGCTGAAGATATCTCAGAAAACCTCTTTAAATCCGCCTGACGCTTACTCCCAAACTCCCAGTCAAACTCCTTAGCAATCTGCCATAACCTTGCCCTGCTAATCCCAAATCGCTTCGCTATGTTCGATTGTGAACCCATGCCCTGCTCATAGTCCTCCTGAAGCCTGATGAGCTTCTGCTTGTTGAGTTTTCTTATCGGTTGCATGTTTCCCCAAAATAGAATGGTTACTTGTTTACAAGAATATAGGTGGGGAAATGTGAAAGTCAAGTTGGGGTGGGTGTGGGTGTGGCTTAGGAGTCCCATATATACAGGGGTACGGGGTCCGGTCGCTCCTCCCCCCTTCATTTATTTTCCTCACGCACGGGAATCCTTATTCCCTGATCATCACTGATCACTTCGGGTCTCGGTATGTCTTAATGTTGGTGAGGCAGGTTACTCACTTGCCGGGGGTATACATTTGTATAGGCATGTTGTCAGGTTCACTTCGGATCGGAGTATGACAGCATGGTCCTGCGATCTTAGAAATTTGAATCGAAGGGGGTTTTATGGCAAGGGCTGAAAGGTCTCGTCTTGTCATGAAGCTGAGCTGGCAGATATTCCGATCTTCTGATGTTAGCCATTCAGAAGCAATGCGGATGGCTCATGCTCAGGTTGAGCGTAAACTCAATCCTGAGCGGGCTAGCCGAAAGATACGGAGACATGTCAGGGAGACTTTCGAGTCTCTTCCTGAACATATCTTCACTTCGGGTCTAAAAAAGCCAGTCTATGTTCCGGTTGATATTTCAAAACTACCAACTGGTGACATAAAACTTTCCTCAGTTTACAGGAGGGGTTGGCAGAGCTCAGCTTTAGCTGGCAAGGCAGGATTCCCCCACGGATGTGGGCGGAATAAATCAGAAGTTCGAGCTGTCTCGAAACTTCAAAACAAGCGGAACATCCAAGTTTCTAGGGATGACCGCAGAACCCTTATCCCAACTGATATGTTACGTCTTGCTCCTGTATATAAGGGGCA